TTAGAGAAAATCTAGGTGTTTCTATGCAAGATATCTCCTGGACATTTGGCGTAATAACAGTATACGAAGACAAAAACAGACTCAACGAGATAATCGACAGCATCAGAGCTCTCAGTATTCCGGAGTACGAAATATTGCTCGTTGGCGGTGGTGACTCAGCCGATATAGATGGCGCAGATATTGTAAAGATTGATTTTGACGAATTGATTAAACCGAGATGGATTACTCGTAAAAAAAATATTCTTGTTCAAAATGCAAAGTACGAAAACATCGTACTGATGCACGACTATCACATCTTCGACTCAAAATGGTATGAAGCGTTCAAGTCGTTTGGAACAGACTGGGAAATATGCTCCTGTCCGCAGTACTTGATTACTGGTGCCAGGAATCCAATGGATTGGTCATTGTGGGATAAACCAGGACACGGCAGAGCTTGGTCGCTTGATTACAGCGACTGGACGCAGACTCAATACATGTATATATCCGGTGGATTCTTCATGATTAAAAAACACGTCCTGATTGAGGAGCCTCTTGATGAATCACGCGGATGGAACGAAGAAGAAGATGTTGAGTGGTCAATGCGCGTACGCAATAAGTATGTAATGAAATGCAATGGAAACAGCATCGTCCGTCACAACAAGTGGCATAGACATGCAGGGCCTAACCCAAATGAAAAGTAACTTTCTTGTTATTTTTGACCTTGATGGGGTTCTCATTGAATCACGTGAAGTTCACTACGATTCGCTAAATATCGCCCTAAGCAGGGTTGATGTCAAATACGTAATTTCGCAAGAGGAACACCTTTCCAAATATGACGGCCTCGGGACAACAACAAAACTAAAGATACTGACTGAAGAAAAGGGCCTTCCGGAATCAAAACATCAACAAATCTGGGAAGATAAACAACAAGCAACCTTGAAGATACTCTCGAATTTTCCAAAGAACTACGTAGCAATCGACATAATGCAGACCCTTAAGGAAAAGGGTTGGCGTATTGCTGTTGCCTCGAACGCTATAAGAGATACGGTCATAACCGCCCTAGATGCAATTGGGGTTCTCAAATACGTCAGTTACATAATGAGCAACGAGGACGTAAGAAACCATAAGCCACATCCAGAGATGTACTGGCAATGCATGGTCTCCCTTGATGCAAGTCCAGCAAATACTATAATCATTGAGGATTCACATATCGGCAGGGAAGGCGCGCTGAGTTCTGGCGCTAACCTTCATGCGATAAAAAACGCTGCAGACTTGAATAAGGAACGTTTAATGCGTTTTGTTGAGGAAATAGAGAACAGGGGCAAAAAGCCTGTTGCGTGGAGGAATGAAAAAATGAATGTTTTAATACCGATGGCAGGAGCCGGCTCCCGATTCGCGCAAGCTGGGTACACGTTCCCGAAACCCTTGATTGAGGTTAATGGAAAACCAATGATTCAGGTGGTCGTCGAGAATCTAAACATAGACGCTCACTTTATTTTTCTTGTACAAAAAGAGCACTACGAGAAATACAACTTAAAACAGGTATTGGGACTAATAAAGCCAGGGTGCGACATTGTCTTGGTGGATGGGATGACAGAGGGTGCTGCATGCACGACCCTCCTTGCGTCTGAGCTAATAGACAACGAAGAACCATTACTTATGGCCAACTCTGACCAGATAGTCGATTGGAATAGTAACGAGTGCCTATACGCGTTTGGGGCGGAGGGGGTTGATGGAGGAATTCTCACATTCAAAGCAACTCACCCAAAATGGTCATATGCAAAGCTCGGGGACGACGGCCTTGTAAATGAAGTTGCAGAAAAGAACCCAATTTCAGATAATGCCACAGTTGGAATTTATTACTGGAAGCACGGCTCGGATTACGTGAAATACGCAAATCAAATGATTGAAAAAGATATCAGAACCAATAATGAGTTTTATGTCTGCCCAGTATTCAATGAAGCTATTCAGGATGGGAAAAAGATTCGGATTAAAGAAGTTCCAAAGATGTGGGGAATTGGAACGCCGGAAGATTTAAATTACTACTTGGAGAACAACAAATGAGCAAAAGTAAAAAAGATTATCTAGCTATGCAAAATTCGTATTATGACGAATATGCATCAAAATGGTCGCTTGATTTTAGAGACCCAGTAGTTGGCTCGTACGACGCCCACAATAATTGGTCAGACTACGACAATTTTTTATTCAAGGACTTTGATACAAATGGTCTTGTAGCACTTGAATATGGATGCGGACCTGGAAGAAACTTGGTCAAGTTTGCAGACAGATTTGCTCGAGTTGACGGAATTGATATATCTGATGTAAATATAGAAAAAGCCAGAATCAATACAAAAGCAAATAATATTTCAGAGCCAAATCTCTATGTAACCAGCGGAGATAATCTTTCAGCAATTGAGGACGACATTTACGATGTTGTTTTTGCAGTTATTTGTTTTCAGCATATTTGCGTGCATGAAATCAGATTTAACATCCTGAAAGATATCTTCAGAGTCTTGAAGCCAGGCGGAAAGTTGTGTTTCCAGATGGGTTACGGCGGGAAAGGTGAAATACCGACTGCTGGCTATTACGACAATAACTACGATGCTGGAAGCACTAATGGTCACTCGGATGTAAGCATCCAGGATGGGCAAACACTTTTTGATGACCTGGTTGGAAAAATTGGTTTTACGAACTTTAAATACGACATCAGGCCAACCGGACCTGGCGACAATCACAAAAATTGGATATGGGTTCAGGTTGAAAAATGATTTACATATCTCACAGAGGTAATATTTCTGGAAAGAATCCAGAACGTGAAAACACACCTCAATACGTCGAAGAGGCTATAGCTCAAGGTTTTGATGTTGAAGTTGATTTATGGGTAACTGAATCTGGCTCCTTTTTAGGTCATGACCAGCCACAATACCCTGTACCAACAGAGTGGTTAACTGATAGAACTAATCAAATTTGGGTTCATTGCAAGAATTCAGAAGCACTAAGTTTCTCTTTAAGAAACGAACTGCACTGCTTTTTTCACAACGTAGATGACTACACAATAACAAGTAGAGGCTATGTCTGGGCCTATCCAGGGAAAAAACCAAGTTCAGCAAAGTGCATAAATGTAATGCCAGAAACATCATGGTGGGATATTGATAGCGACTGGCAAATTCAATATGCTGGTGTTTGTTCGGACTTCGTTGCAAAGTTAAATAAGCCCAAGTTCAAGCTTTCAGACTCTCCTGTCCTAAAACCAATTGATTATGAAAAACATTTTGTTATTGGGACGCCACTAGTTGCTTGGAAGTGTGATGCTAAAGAACATCTCAACTGGCTTGCTGATAAGGCTGAAATATGCAGAAAGTTTCCAAACGTCAAATGGTTTGCTGCTTTTGAATTAGACAATAGGGGCATAGAGCCATTTAACGAAGTGATTGATGCTCTTCGGGAAGTAAACGGCGATTATTGGACATACTCAATAAACGACATGCAAGCTAAGGTCGATTCTGGGAATAGATGGATTCGAATAGAAACCGGAAGAAATCTAATAAGAGAGTTTGCTCAAAGAAACAGGGTTACGAGCGGCCATCACTGGGGAGAAGATTGTGTAGAGCTTAACTACGGAGTGATTAATTACTCTGCGGTTTTGTACATTGACTCCGATATGTCTCTAGATAGCCTGGCAATTGAAAAAATGCTTGAAGTCAACAGGCCGCTTGTGGGAATTGATGTTCCTGCATATTGCCTGTCTGGCCCCATTGTTCACGAAGACCCAAGAATAGAAGAGCACTGGACCACTGCTGGAGCGCTGCTGGTGAATGCGCCAGCTTTCTACGACCTTCCGTGGTCACATAATTCATACTTAAACCTTAGTGACGACCCAACCTTTCAGTCAATGGCAGAGAGGCTTCTTCGCAGAGAGGGAACAGAGAACCTTGATGCGACATATGGAATGACTTGGGTTAGAAAAGATGGTGAAGCAAAACATCACGGAAGACTTGAGCCAGTTGAAAAACGTAAAATAGCTGATAGGGCTATTTGATTTTTTGATTTAGATACTCGTCTATATCTTCGCTGATTGAACTAAGCGAAAGCTCTATGCCGTATCTCTGTTCTTTTGTTGGCCAACCAGATTTTCGTCCTTCAGGGGTTGGTTCTTGATTTTCTTGCGGCGTATTGACTGGATTCCAGTCACGTTTTCCATTTT